GTTCGCCATGGAGGACGCTGACCATGCCTGACGGCGTGAGCATCCCCGGCGGACCGTCCTTCGCCGGAACGCCGTCCTTGAGCGTCCCTGGTGGCCCCGATTTCGTTGGCAACCCGCAGCCGCCAGACGTGCCGTGCGACCCGATAGGCGATGCGTGGAGGGGCACGCCGGGGCCTCCCGGACCACCAGGCCCAGCAACGCCAGGTCCACCAGGTCCACCAGGGTCGCCTGGCGCCGACAGCACGGTGCCGGGACCAATGGGGCCTGCTGGGGCAACTGGCCCTGCTGGACCGGCCGGCGCGGCTAGCACCGTGCCAGGCCCCGCCGGAGCGACGGGCGCACAGGGGCCGCAGGGTGTTCCTGGCACCGGTAGCGTCGTCTCGGTGGCAACGACTGGCGCGGGCATCTCGGGCGGCCCTATCACCACAACCGGCACGCTTGCCGTGGCCTGGAACGCCGGCACGGTTGCCGCTATTGGCGCCGGATTATCGGCGGCTGGCGGCACATTGGTGGCCACCGGTTCGCCGCCTACCGGCCCAGCGGGCGGCAATCTTAACGGGACATATCCTAATCCCACGCTGGTAAACTCTGGCGTAACCCCTGGCACCTACGGCAGCGGGGCGCTGAGCCCGCAACTGTTTATCGACGCCACGGGGCGCGTCACATCCGCCTCGAATATCGCTATAGCACCAGCCGCCTCCTCACTCACTGGAACGCTGACCTACGCACAGCTTCCAAGCGAAGTGCAGAGCGTGCCGATCTCGTTTCCGTTCAGTGGCAAGCCTGCGACTGGCGCGCTAGTGAATGTGCCGATGCCGATGGCGTTGACGCTTCCTGCCAACCTTGCCGGCACCGTGGTCTACGACACCACCAAAGCGACCAGCAACGCAGCGTTCATAGTCAATCAAGTCCACTCAGGCACGATCACCGCGATTGGCACAATCACAATCACCAGTACGAGCAACACCAGCGCTACGCTATCAGGGGCTGGCGGTACACTGGCGGCCGGCGACGTATTGCAGATCGTTGCGCCTGCCCAGGATGCCACATTAAGTGATGTCGGCATCAGTGTTCTGGCGGCGCGCGTCTGATGGCTGTTCATACTATTTACATCCTCAACACCCTGGCGGTCACACCGAACTGGTGGGGCAATACCCAATTGGATGGCGCCGCGCCAACCGCCGCCAATACGATATATGGCTGGACGCCAACCACCAATAATGTCGTCACTGTGCCTTATTACCGTGGCCGCTTGGGCGCGAGCGGGGCAGCCTCCGCAGCACAGGGAAGCAGCTGGAATGCCAGCACGAGTGGGCCGACCAAGGGCGCTAACGCTACCTCCGCTGGCTCAGGTGATGCCTTTGTAGCCGGACCATTCACCGGCACGTTCGCTGCGACTGCCTGGACGTTCAACTGGAACATGCGTGCCAGCGTTGTGGGCGCGATCGGCCATGTGAATATGCGGGTATGGAAGTCGGTTAATGCTGATGGCTCCAGCGCAACACAACTGCTGGCTAATACCGCTGGCGCCACGGTCACGCTGAGCACAACTGCCGACGTTAACAGCAGTATTTCGTGGTCACCAGGGACGCTGACGCTCAGCAATGAATACCTGTTTTTCCAGGTGGAATGGCAGGAAACCACGACCGGCGTGGTCAATTGCAACGTCTTATTCAGAGCTGGGACTGCAATGATTACCACGCCGGATCTCGCTACGGCTGGAGCATCACAGGCCCGCGCCACGGTGCTGGCATGAACGGCCCCATCGTCACGATGATCGGATAACGCATGCCATCCTTCGCCATGACCGTGCCCTACATGCGCACCAGTCCGGTTCACATCCCGCGCCGTGATCTCGTGCTCGGCCGCGCTGACTCGCTGTTCCTGCGCGTCACCGTGGTGGACAGCGACAGCGTCTGTGCGCAAGGCATCGAGCTGTCCGGTGGCATCGGCGGCCCGGTGCTGCAAATGATGGTCTGGCCGGATCACCGGCACCGCACCTCATGGGACTATGGTGCTTACTGGACGCAGTGCCCGCAGACCGTGCTGTGGGTAGGCACGGGCGTGATCTCGGATGCTATCGGAGCGTTCGACATCAGCTTCCCCACGGCCACCATGGCAGGCTGGCCACGCCGCTGCGCCTACGCCCTGCAGCTCGACTATGACGGCGGCGGTAGCACGGATCTGCTTGCGGAAGGGCGGTTGCACCTGGCGCACTCGGTGCCGCGCTCAGTCAATCCCGTCATCATGCTGACCGACCCCAACCCGGCGACGCTGACCGATCCGGGCGAAGCCATCTATCTCGCCGGAGGGCCACTGCCATGAGCATCACGACAGGCACATTCCCCGGCGTCCGCATTGCCGACATGCCCGACCTCGGCGCGGTCAACGACGCCTCCTCGTTCGTGGGCGAGCGGGCGGGGAGCGGTCGCTTCAGCGCGCTCGCACTCGCCCGGTATGTGTCGAACTCGGTCAAGTCGGCGGGCGCTGTCGGTGACGGTGTTTACGATGACACGTCAGCGATCCAGGGAGCGGTCAACGCGCTGGCAGGGGCGTGCGGCGCGGTGTTCTTCCCGGCCGGCACCTATCGCATCACGGCACCGATCAACATACCGCCGTGTGTCTCGCTGTATGGCGTCGGCCCGGCATCCAAGATCGCACCGGCAACCGCCGGTCAGATCGCGCTCTCGTTCGTCAACAGTACCGTGCTCGACAACGACGCCGCGATCCACGATCTGCAGATCACCCCAACCGCGGACGGCTGCATCGGCATCCGCGCCACGAATTGCCGCAATCTGAGCATCCACGACTGCACGTTCACAGGTTGCGCCGGCAATTCCATCGCGCTCGATCGCTGCGAGTATTACGCCATCGAGGACTGCCATGTGCGTGATAGCCTGAGCTACCTCGGCGGCACCGTGCTCTGCCAGTCGAGCGTGTGGAACAGCGTGAGCGGCGGCTATCTCGGCGGCAACGGCACCATCACCCGCGTGCGATTCAGCCCGCTGACCGGCGGCGGCTTCGACAACGCCTCCCCGTGCATTCATCTGATCTCGCAGCCGACCACCAGCATCAGTCATTGTTATCTCGCATGGGGCGCCTTCGGGAACGGGCCGGTAGATTTCATCGTTCTGGAGAACCAGTGCCAGGGCAATGTGCTGACGGCGAATGTGGCGCTCGGCGTCAACAACGGCATCACCATCCAGCCTGGCTCGATGGCGAACTGCGTCATGCCGGCTTACATCACACTGACCGACAACGCGATCGACAGCTTCGGTGGCATCGCGATCGGCGTACTCGGCACCGCAGCCCTCCCAGGCGCCTTCATCAACATCAGCGGCGGCACCTACAGCGAGACTCAGCAACAATGCACCGCGGCTGCCATTGCCTCCGGTGGCTCTGGCTACACCGTTGGCGACCTGCTGCTCGATCCGGCACCGCCGGCCGCGCAGGAAGGCGCCCAGGTCATCCTGCGTGTGACCTCGGTAGGTGGTGGGGGCGCCGTCAGCGGGGTGACGATTTTCAACGCCGGCCTGACGCAGACGCCGCCTGGCAATCCTGTGCCGTTCACCGGCGGGACCGGCTCTGGCGCGACCTTCAACCTGACGTACCAAGTTGCTCAAGCCTGCATCTGGCTGGCGCATGCATCCAACTGCACGGTGAGGGCTAATGGCTGCCTGAATTATGGCGGCGTCAGCGATGTCGGCTACGGCGTGGTGATGGATACCGTGACGAAAACCGTCATCACCGACAATCAGATCATCGGGATGCACGAAGGCATATTCTTCGGGGCGGGGGCGTGCTCCGGGATCATCCTCGGCACGAACTACCTGTTCAACACCAATAATATCGGCGGCCCGATTCCAACGGCCTCGGTGTTTCAGGACAATCTCAATCTGCCGTTCCTGACCACGACGCCTGCGATGCCAGCCTCGGGCGCCGTCGTCACCAACACCGCACCCTATCCGCAGCAAGTCGTCATTACCGGCGGCTCCGTGACGCAGGTCCTGTATCTCGCGCTGCCGATACCGGTCACGGTTGGAACGACCACAATCCTGACGCTGCAGCCAACCCACACGATCGCGCTCACCTATACCGTGGCACCCGGCTGGGCGTGGATACCAATGCTATGAGCGGATCGGCCGCACAAACAGCGCCATCGCCGAGCGGTATGCAGCGGATACCGTTTCCGCTGGAAAGCTACGAGCATCCGTCGCTGCCGCTGGTGGCTAAACGCCTCGTCAACCTGATGGCTGAGAAGGCGCCGGACGACGCGCGTGTTGCTGCGTCTTTGGTGCCGACACCGGGGTTGGTGCCGTATATACCGATCGGCACCGGGCCGATCCTGGCGCTGAACGATGACGTGCCAGGCGCGATTTACGTGGTCAGCGGCAGGCGCGCTTACCGGCTGCGGTTCAACTCAGATGGCTCACCGGCCTATGATGATCTGGGCGATGTCGGTATTGCAGACGCTGGCACCAACCCGTGGAATAGCTTTGTCACCATAGCGGCTGGCCCGACAGCAGTCGTCGTCTGCTCCGCGCCGCACGCCTACACCTGCGGCCACCTACCGGGAAATGTGCTCAACCCGATTACCTTTACGGGTTATCCCGGCGCTTCGTCGGTCTGTTATGTCGATGGCTATTTTGCTTTTTCATCGCTCGGCGATACTTCGCAGTGGTTCATCTCACGGCTGCTCGATCCGTCCAGCATCAGTGCGGCGGATTTCGCGTTCTCCGATGCGCTGCCAAACGTCATCCGCCGGGTGATCTCCAATCGCGGACAGATCTGGACGGTGGGCGAGAGCGGCTTTGAGGTCTGGTATGACGCCGGCTCGTCCGGGCTTGAGCTGACTGCCGGCGAGTCGTTCTTTCCGTTCCGCCGCGCCTCGGGTGGCGTGATCTGGACTGGCACCGGCTCTCCCATGTCGGTCTGTCGTGCCGATGGCTCGGTCTGGTGGGTCGGGCTCGACGGCATTGTCTACCGCTCGAAAGGCTACACCCAGCTGCGAGTTTCAACCCACGCCATCGAGGCGATCATCGAGAAGACCACACAGGTTGGCCTGTGGGGGCTGACGCATTCTTTCCGCGGCCATCTGTTCTATAGCCTGACCACGGGCGACAACCGGACGCTGGTCTACGACATTGCCACCGGCAACTGGCACGAGCGGTCCACGAGTATCGACGGCAACGGCTCATGGGGGACGACGGTCGGGGCAACCGACAACAACTCGCTGCATCTCTATGGCGACCGGGTGAGCGGCTGGCTCTACACGCTTGCTGTGGGGGCGGACGACGCCAACATCATCGTTATCCGCCAGGCGACGCTGCCGCCGCTGTGGGCCGCCACAAGGCGCGCGTTCTGTGCCCGCGTCGAGGTCGAGATGGAGGTGGGTGGCGCCAACACGCCGGGCAATGTGCTGCTGGAGTGGTCGGACGACGGTGGCCGCACCTGGGGGCCGTCACGCACCATGTCTGCCGGCGCGGCGAGTGAACTCCGCAAGCGCGTATATACGACGCGGCTGGGCTCGTTCCGCCAGCGGGTGTTCAGGATTACCACGCATGGGATCACAAAGCTCTACGCCATGGATGCAGACATCACCGCGGGCGCGTCCTGATGGCGACTGCGCCGATCAAGATCGTTGATCCGCCGTTCTATGATGCGCCGATCGTGGACGACGCGTCGGGCCAACAGCACTCGCAGGCGTGGACCGAATACCATCAGGCCGTCGCGGACCAGATCAACAAGGCGGCAGCTACACTTGGCGTCGGCGTCACCGATGGCAGCGATGCGGCGGCAGGCAAGGTTGGCGAATACATGACCGCCTCGGCCAGCGGCATCGCACTGGTGAACAACACGCCGATCAACGTGGTGTCTCTGGCGCTGACGGCTGGTGACTGGGATGTTACGGGTAACGCGCAGTTTTCCACCGGCAGCGGGCAACATGCGGATTTTGGTGTCGGGCTCGACGGCATCGACACGCTGATGGCCGCCACGTTCCCGACCACGACGCTGACGCAGGGGATGAACGCGGCGCTGCGGCGCTACAACGTGACGACGACCACGACGGTGTGGCTGATGGCGGTCGCGGGGTTCGTCGGCAGCGTCACGGCCAGCGGAACCATTCGGGCGCGCAGGGCACGTTGATGGACTGGCTGGAGGCTATGCGTGCGCATGTCGAGCAGCGGTTGGGCGATCAGGTCACCTGGGTTGTTACCGGCGACAGAGATCACGGCGGCTGGCACGGGATCTACCTCCGCACGCAGAACGGCTGGCGCCATGCTGTAGGGGTGGCGCCTGACGATGCGCCGGAAGAGGTAGTGAAGGCGCTCCAGAAGGCAATCGACGAGCAGCGCAATCGACTGGGTACATGCTGATGGCGCACTTCATCAAGATAGCTTCCGGGGTGGAAGTGCTGCCCTTGGCCATGGCGCTCTACCGGCAGCCGGAGTTGTGGAACCAGCACACGGCGCGCACTGGCGGCGCTGGCTCGTTTGTAGGAACACATGACATCTGGCTTCGCTTTCGCGATCCCGGCGAGCTTACGAGCCGCGAGGCGTTTGCCGAGGAGTTCCGGTGCAAATGGTATCCAGCGTGGTACGCGCTGCCGCATCTCCGTCCGATCGTGTTCGGGCTGATGTCCCGCGTTGAGGCGGTGGAACTTGGTGGCTGCCTGATCACCAGAGTCCCTGCAGGAGGCCAGGTTGCCCCGCACGACGACCGGGGCCGATGGCACAGCGAGTGGTTCCAGACGAAAGC